CTACCGCATTGATGTTGGCAATGTTGGTCGCGTTGGTCGCCATGTTCGTGACATTCGCTGCCGTACCCAAGGCACCCATCGCGGTCACGTTGGCACTGGTTCCAAGTAAATCCATATCGGTTAGGACACCCGCTACTGCGAGAAGATTCATATCCGATATAACACCCGCATCACCGAGTAACGCCATATCTGCCACAGCATCGGTTGTTCCGAGTAACGCCATATCAGCGATGACAGCAGCGTCGCCAAGTAAGGCTATGTCTGCTACCGCAGCTGATGTTCCAAGTAAACCCATCGCAGTCACGTTGGCGGGCGTAGCGAGAATATCCATGTCAGTTACGATGGCTGATGATGCAAGAGTATTCATATCAGCAACAACATCGGTTGTCGCAAGGATTGCCATGTCTGCTACAACAGCCGCTTCCCCAAGCAGAGCCATATCCGCTACAACAGCAGCGTTACCAAGTAAATCCATATCGGCGATGACAGCAGCGTCACCGAGTAACGCCATATCAGCGATCACCGCAGCGTCGCCAAGAAGTGCCATATCTGCCACAGCATCGGTCGTGCCAAGCAACGCCATATCTGCAATAACTGCGGCATCACCAAGCAGGGCTATATCCGCTATTGCCGCTGACGTACCGAGAAGACCCATCGCTGTTACGTTAGCGGTCGTGCCAAGCAAGTCCATGTCCGTGACGATTGCGGCTGTGCCAAGTGTGTTCATGTCGGCAATTACACCGGCATCGCCTAACAATCCCATCGCCGTAACATTTCCAGCTGTACCGAGTAAATCCATATCGGTAACGATTGCAGCCGTCCCTAGAGTGTTCATATCAGCGATGACATCAGTATCAGCGAGAAGCGCCATGTCTGCAACTACGGCGCTCGTACCCAGGGTCGCCATATCGGCAACAGCCGCTGACGTTCCAAGTAAACCCATTGATACCACGTTAGCGGAGGTCGCTAACAAGTCCATATCCGTGACAATTGCAGCTGTGCCAAGAATCGCCATATCCGCAACGGCGGCTGATGTACCGAGTAATCCTATCTCAGTGGCTTTGCCAGCGACTGCGTTGATGTTCGTAATGTTTGTAGCAACAGTACCGACATTGGCTTGGGTCGCCCAGTATTTTGCGGAGTAGGATGACCCTGTGACAGGCCCAGATGTTTTCTCAGCCCACTCGGATGCCAGAGTAGTTGCTGTGCTTAGTGCTGTGCCATCAAGGATGGTCGCAAAGTTTGTGCCGGAAGGTGTCGCCGCTGAAGAAGTGTGTGCGGTTATGCAGACGTATGTACCGTTGTCGTAGGTAACAACGTCTAATTGTTCGTAGGCTGTTGCGTTAGCGTGCGCGCCCCTCTGTCGAAAGATAAACCCCTCATCTACATCAGTCCATGAAACCGATGGAGAAGCGAAGGTTCCCATTCGCGTTTGTAACTGACGCGTAGCAGAAACTATCCTAACCTGAAATTTATCTGAATCTACAAGGCCTGTTGAGGTATCCCATATATCGGCCATAAGGTCGTATATTGCTCTATCATTGAATTCACAGGCTTCAAGGTAAGTGTCGAGTACGTGTGTTCCTGTTTTAGAGGAGGTGAAACTAATCTGTTCGCCAATTGGTCTTGTAATAGCCATTATTTATACCAACCTTTAGCTTTCATGAATTTAACGAGATGAGACATTGTGAGGACAATTTCATCATCATCCGGGTATCTCTCCTCTAGTTTGTCTAGTTTTTCCCTTAAATCCCCAAGCAATCCCCTGACTTCTCCCACTTCGAGAACGAGACCTTTCGCTATATCTACAACCTCCTGCGGGGGGGAACTAACCTTCATTGCCTCATCTATTTGTAGTTTTATGTCACCAGCGATTTGCTGGCGTAACTGACCAATGAATTCTTCTAATTCGTCAAATCTCTTAATCAAAGAGTCTAAGTGTGGGTCTAGCATTATGCGCGCCCCATTGGTTGTAGATTACCGTTTTGAACTTGCTTTCCTACCCGTTCATTAGATTGAACTGAAGCTCCACGCATCTTCTCCATCATCGCCATTTCCTGACTTGGCGACATACCCTGTTGCTGTAGCTGTTCCTGGCTTATACGAAACTGATCTAGATCAGAAATACCCATAGCACGTATAGCCTCTTCTGCGATCTTGCCTGCGTTGTATTCCATATTCAGGCCTGTCTGGTGCATGATTTGAAGTATCGACATCCATGTATCAGCACTGCGTGATGGTTCTAATGGAAGGGTTCCATCTACAACCAAGTAATCTATATCTCCTTGTAGATCAGAGCTTGAAGTAAAGTCGATGTAATCATCCTGAACCATGGTAGATAACTGATTGGGCATATTGTATGGGTCTACTCTTATAGAACCAGAGAACGGTAGTGCATCTTGTATATTCGAAACCATCATGCGTACCATAGGACGCATGGTGGTTGCTGACATTATGCGCGCCATCACACCAAGTCTTTGAGAGCCTAACTGAGTTAAGCGCTGTATTTCTGTTGCTGTTCGTACATCGGGAGTGGGAACGCCCTGCTGTGCATCAGAAGCGGCTGATGTTCTGTTTTTAAGTTCTGACAGTGCCGCGATATCTTGCCAGTGCCCTTTAGTAACGTCAGGCACTTGCGCGATGAACACACCATCGCCAGGAGTTGTTCCCGGCATAGCACGCACAACACCCCACGGGTTCCTATCAATTAGGTCTGGTATAGATACTTGTGTTGGGTCAGCAAAAATAAGATTGTTTAGTGCGGCTTGCACGTTATCTATACGAGATCGTAATAACCAAGTAGCAACATCATGAAGAGGTAGTAGTATGTCGTATAAGGATTGACCATACGTTTTATGGTTGTCGTAGTAGATTCCACCAATTACTACTGGGAACTGTTGCCCATACGGATTGAGCTGGCAACGGATGATGTACTTCTCATCCAGAACTGTGATTAAAAGCCAAATCGATTCAACTCCCGGCATACCCAATTCATAACCTGCGAGGTTTACCCAGAGTTCATCTACGGTATTGGCGTTTGAGAGTTTGAACGAATTGTGTCTTTCGTTAGCTTGGCTTGGGTCTATATTCCAGCCGCGCCCTTCTTCATGTGCATATGAATGCGCGTCCCATCCATTTGATGAAACATCAAGTCGATTACGTATTGCTGGATACTTTTTTAGTTTCGGGTAAAGCCCTGATCTAAGAAGATTGTTATAAGTAACAAAATCTGTAAAGGCTATAAACCCCATTGATTCCCAATCACCCCACGATACACGAGGGTCTGGGAATGTGCGTCTGGGATCAAAGTTAATAATATTGTTATGGTTTGATGTTGAGTCCCAGGCTATTTTGGTTGGAGCGAATCCGTAACGGATAGAGTCCTGCATCATTTGCGCTATACGGGCTTCTCCCGCTGTGCGCCTCATGTGTTGATGTAGTACACGCTCCAGAATCATTGAAACTTTACGTGAATCCCTGTTTAAGCCTTCAAGCTGAAACATGGGATTACGACCAGCAAGCGCCGCCATCAGGTATGTCATCACAGTATCTGCAATAGCTCGCGTATCTGTGATAACAGCTTTTTCCCTGAACTCGGTTGCTGTGTCGGGAACATACACATCGTGCGCCCGATCTGCCTCTTTCCAATGAGCGTATCTTTTGGATATGCGTGAATGAGACATATCCAAACAAGCGCGCACGAAATCAACTAGCTTTGTTTCCTCTTCATCAGAGAGGAGTGGGGCTATGTCCTGATATTCTTCTAGTGCACGCGTATATTGGGACAGGTCGACGATGGTATGGTCTTCTGTCCCGCGGATATCACGGTAGTCTGACATGGGCTCGATTATCTTGGTTTGAGGTTAATTTGTCGTCCCTAAATACCCCAACCTCTCCATTGCGGATGATTGGCTTGTCTAGAAAACGAGTCTTTGTATTTTGTAAATTTAGTGTTAAGAGAGTCCCCTATGTTTACTTGAACATCAAAATTAACTCCCATATGCATTCTGGATATAGCATCCAAGAGAATAGATAGAGCATCTACATCATCATCATGAGTTGCTGAGGGGAATGAAACTGTTGCATCCATAAAGTCATCTACCCATTTGGCAGCCTGCGGAAGCCAAACTCGGCCACCTTCTATCAGTGGGGTTATAGCGTGTACGCGTGTAACCTTATCCGCGCTCACCTTATATGGGATAACGGCTACACCGGTCTCATTCTTCAGCTCCTGTATCAGGGATTGGCCGGAGGCTTTGTCTTCAATGTAGAGGCCGCGAAGTCCTTTGCCCCGGTATTTGGTATTCAATTGTATCGCTTTTTGCTTTAATTCGGGAAAATCATACCTCCCCTTCACCCTGTCTATTATGTAAATATCCCCATCTGTAGCTAGCCCGCCAACAAGGAAAACAGAATAATCCGCTGTTTCTGTCTTCTTGAATGCAGTGTCAGCAGAAATAATCATGGCTTGGAAGTTAGTGGGGTTGATTACTTCCGGGTCATAGAACTTCCACCATGAAGACTTAATGATATTACCGCCCTCTATATAGGGGGATTGCTGGTATAGAGCGGCGAATTCTCTTGGATTAAGCCTTTCCATCCTATCAAGCGTTTCTAATGGAAATCTATCTGGCCATAGCGCTTCTACCTTTGTTGGTGTGTAGTGGCGTTTACTAGGAGCTACTTTAGAAATTTCCCCCTGTTTTATATATCTAGGATCATCTTTAGGTAGTTCTGATACAGAACGCATAACACCTGCTTCCTTCTCTAGCTTTGCAGGAAAA